AATTGAGGTTGCGTAAAACCCACTAGGCAACGAAATAGCCACATAATTATCATATGTAAGAGAGTTAGAATCAAGATTATCAAAAGCTCTCGTTCCCGATGCAATTGTAACCGTTTTATCAATTACTGCATACTTGCGCACATTACCTGAAACTCCAAAAATGGACTTCCCATAAAGTATATTATTGCCAGTTAGATTCCCATCACCTTTGATAACAATATTACCGGTCATTTTCTTACCACTACATGATACTGTCTGCTGAGCTGCCTTAGGCGTATAAGTTCCACCGCCCATCGTACCCATGGTGCCGGTCTGCTTGCTTTTGGGATTGGTGGTATAGAAAGTTTTGCCTGATAACACATCACCGGCTCCGGCATCGCCACTGAGGGTTAGTGTACCTGTTAAAGGATTGCCATCCTTATCTACGATCACTTTCCCAGATAAGATATCATCTACTTCAGCTGTGATCACATCTAAATCGGCACCGCCACCTCCGCCAGTCATTAATATTCTTCCCATTGTTACACTCCTTTTAGCCCGATCATAATGTCAGTTTCCGGCTTTTTGTAAACCTTAAAAGTCACGCTGCCGGCTGCCGTTGTCCCCGTACCAGAAGCGATGATACCAAAAGCTTTCATATATGCCTTCTGGGTTTCTGCAGGAGCCCCATCTTCCAGCAGACTTACAAAGATGGGATTATCTTCTGCTGTAACACCTTCTACCTCAACTGTCTGGCTATATGGGGCTGCATCTCCCGTCCAGCCGCTTGCTGTAAGTGTTACATTAGCCGGTTCTGCTGCCCTTTTTATATCAGTGAAAAACTTCTGCACCTTGCCAAGGATCATGCCCATACTATCTCCTATTGCCGGTACTGGATACTTCGCCTGACATACTTCCGCAGTCGTGACCACAGTTTTTGATATATCACCACCAGAGGCATCTAATTTATCATCGATTTTATTCCCGGCTTTTTCTTGTAATTCTTTGACTGATGCTGAAATTCGATTAAAAAACCAGTTAAAGTACGCTGCCGGTGGCTTATATCCAGCTTTAAAGCCATCTTTCTTCATTTGTGCATCCGGTTCTACCCCTACATTATCCCAATCTGGAATCTTTTCCTCAAAATTCATAGTCTACTCCTCCTAAATCGGCAATACCGGGATTTTATCATCATCTCCCAGATACAGCCCCAGATAACCGCCTACAGTCTGCTCAATGTCTCCAAAACCTGCAGATTCATCATACTCATTCACAGAATCTGAAAACTCAAATGTACCCTCAAAGTTATCTGCAGATAAAGTTACACAGATTGGAAGTAATGTCTCGATCATAGCTACTGCCTGACGGCTAGAAAAACCTGCATTAACCAACACAAAAACCGGAAACTTCGTCAGCTTTACCACACAGGGACGATCATCCTCCACGATTTCCAAATCGTCCATGGTAATGTCCCCCATTTTGCTGCCAAACATCAATACCAATGCATGCATAATAGAGTTGTAATCTCCCTGCACTACATTCCGGCCGATCTGGGATAAGATCATATAGCGATACTGCTCATCATTCAGTAAACCTCTGCGCTGTCCCATCGTATCCCCATACAATTCCAGAGTCTTGCCGCTTGCTTGATTTAAATCCAAACAATCAAATACCATCTGAATATCCATACGTAACTCTGATGTGGCTAACTGGTTAAGTTCCAATAATTTATAATTATTGCTATCTACATCCTTCCGGTAGCAATCCGGAAGGCCTTTTATACCTTTCACGACACCACCTCAACTTCGATATCATCTGCTTCGCATCGCGCCATCTCATAGTCCTCAATAATAATGTTTGCCATGGAAAAAGTTTCCCCATCCGTGGATATGGACAACTCCTGGACATTGACGACGCCATGAACATCATGGATATATCCATACAAACTGGATAAATATACCGAATCCCCATTTGCCAGGTTATTGATATACTCCAGCAGACTTTCCCTGATCTGAGCAACACCGTCATTTTCAAAAAACTGATTCGTCAGAACCTTCATCTTGATATACACTATCTTCTTTTTAGTCCTGGAAAAGCGAACTGTATGCGGCTTGTTTCCATCATCTAACACCTGTACCTCCACCGTTCCAACAGACCTGATTCCAATAGGTTTTTTAGAAAAAATAGCTTCTCCGATTTCCTGATCCTGGCTTTCCGGTGCAAATACATAACACTCAAACGAATGTGGTGGACGACCATCAACAGTTGATTCTGTATCATTTTCTGCTATAGCTACACCATCTACCTGTGCGATACGAGACAAAGCACCGCGAATAGCATTCGCTGTAGCACTTCCAGATCCAGCAACAGCCTTTTTATAGCGGATTCTCAAAGCGGTATCTGTTTCGCGATCCTCTCCATATGTATCAACTGCCAGAAGCTCCGCTCGTTCCAGATCTGGATCCGGGTTTACAATTGTAATTTCTGTTCCAACAGTCAGATTTCCACCAGTTCCGGGCTCCGTACAGTTAGCATAACAGTCCGCATACCCTTCACCACCTACCGTATAATCAACATCGACATAAAACTCCTTACCGTTACCGACCAACATAAAGGCTGCCGGCACGATTGCACCTGTATTACCGTAAACCCGTACTTTCAAACTTGCTGCAGTAGCTGGATTTCTGGTAATACCGGCAAACACACAGCGCCGGTCCAGGCTCTGTCCTCGGGCACTTCCCGGAAAGATTGCATAATAAATCTCTTCCAGAAGTTCATAGCACTCTGCCAGATCTTCCACATTCAGCCGGATGTACTTGCCAAGGATGGACTGACTGCTGGTATCGATATCCTCTCCAAACAGCGTTTTCGCTCTGTTCTCCTGCCGGGTAAGCAGATCGTCATAGGTTGGACGCTGAAACCCTTTGTCTGTCAGAACCATTGTTATACCTCCATTTCTGCTGTAGTCTGGCCAGATGCACCAGATACAGTAAAATTAATCTTAAGCACACGCCCTTCCGTTGCGATGTCACAACGAGTCATCTGCAGAGAGCCGTCTACCTGATCAATAACGCTCCGGACATAATCCCGGATCATTGCAATGTTTGGATTCTTTTTCAGGATTTTCCGCACCGGGATACCTTCTTTTTCGTCAAATGACCATTCACCACGGTTGGTTCTTAACACCTGGCGAATTTTCTGCATGATCAAGTCTGTCCCCTGAGCCATCTGAATATCATTCTGATTCAGGACCACATCCCCGCTTTCATCCAAAGCAAAACATTTCATAAGCACCTCACATAATTCCAACAACCACCGCTCCATCCAGTGTATGATGTCCTGGGATTGGCGTGGCAAAGCTTCCTGTTCTCGTTTCCGATATATCCCGGTCTGCGCAAA